GCCTCCGCCAGCGCCACCCCAAGGGTTATTGGAACTAGTACCAGTACCACCAGCATACCCTTGACCAGATGTACCAGATGCTCCGGGTGATGTTGCTGTGTTGGTTCCGCCACCACCACCACCAGACCCGCCCGACTGAGAAACATTAGTAGAGTTGATAACGTCGCCGTTGTACGCACCGCTGCCGCCGCCACCAACTGAAGTAATACTTCCAAAAACAGAATTAGAGCCATTACCGCCTTTTGAAATTGTCCCTGTGCTTGAAATTGTTCCTCCGCCGCCAATGGTAACCGTGTAATCACCAGAAGAAACAGCAAGTGCGCTCTCCGCGCTTGCGCCGCCACCAGATGATTCGCCCGTTACAGAGGAACGATAACCCCCAGCGCCAGCGCCACCGCCATAACCACGGCCACCGCCACCACCTCCGGCGATAACCAAATATTCTACGGTTGCGTCATCGGGAGCAGAGTTTACTGTAAATGTGCCAGATGAAGTAAAGGTGTGTATTTTAAAATTTCCACTTGTAGTGATAGTGCCGCCACTTGCGTCAATAGGTTCGCCCCTGTTTGGATAAGCCCCCAACGTGTTTATATTATACCCAAAACCCGTCATTATGAATCATTCTTTGCGTCAGTGGTGAAGAACAACTTTATGCCATGCAGCCTACAATCTCCTGCCATATCATCACCGCTGTCAGAAACATCGCGGCCTATTCTAAAGTAACACACCTGATCCACGGCGGGAGAACCTGCTATAGTTATTGCCCCACTTTCCGCAGAAACCAACATTTCTTCAACCGCGCCTTGTGCGTCATCATTAACTAAAACAGCCGTTCCGTAAGCAACGTCTATGGTATCGTTATCTCCTGTAGCAACGCCCTGCAAAGTCAGGCTAACGCCTGTAGTAGCCGCGATACCTGACCAAAAGAACTGATAAGTTACTGTTCCCTCGTTCCAAGATTTAGGAAAAGCCACCGTAAATTGTGCAAACTCATCGCTGTCTTTATCAAAATCTAGGACAACCATATCAGGCCGACCAGAGGTTGTTTCAACTGTGGTCAATGCAGAACAGCCATTGCTTGTAGTGGGCTGCATGGCACTAGCGGCTATCCAAATAGTTTCTTTACCAGCTACTTTTACTGCGGCAGAATTGTTTGTTAAGGCACCCGCAACATCCCCTGCCCCAGATATATCTAGTGTTGCAGCGTCCAACTCGCCTGTCAAAGTTATATTACGGAAACTAGCAACATCCTTATTGGCATCTACAGTTACGGTCTTACTTGCCACAACAGTACCTACAGCGGACCCCGTGTCGTTGTAATTTAGCTCGTCAACAGTCGCGGCAATTCCAACCGTTAACGCTGCTTTCTTGCCAATGTAACCAGCCATTAGGTGATCTCCATATAGCTCATCGTAACAGAAACCTTGTCCGCAACAGAACAGTCGATCTTAATAATGTCCCCCACGTTCAAGTTAATCTTACCGTCAAGAACACTGAGCGTAGACCCAATGGGTATTGGAGCGTCTTTTACAATATGCGCTGTAGTGTTCTGCGTTTGGCTGGTTTGTGTTGTAGTACTAACCAACGTAACGCTGGCAGTAACCTGCGCGGTGTGAACGTTGGCTAACGTCAACCCAAGAACAACAACGGTACTGCCTGATTGCACTGTGTATAGTGTCTCAGGTGTTCCTGAACTGGCTGGGGCAACATCTCTTGTTATTACCTTAAATGTATTAGCCATGTGTTATCCTATCCAAGAGCGATTGCCAAAGCTGTAGCGGTGTCATCTATGTCGGCAACCCGTGCTATAGTTCCCGCAGTTGCTGGTAACGTCAACGTAACGTCCGCTGTAGAAGCGGGGCCAATCAATGTCACCTTATTTGTGCCGTTATCACTGTCCTCAAAAAACTCAAGAAACCCCGCTGAAGTCGCTCCGTTTTTTAACTGCAACCCCGCGTTCACAACAGGGGTTGTAATCGTAGGGGTGGTTAATGTTTTATTAGTAAACGTCTGAGTTGCAGCAATCCCTGCGATTGTATCTGTAGTCGCGGGTAACGTAAGCGTGACATTACCACTAAAGGCCCCGTGAGCGGGAGCTTTTATCTCAGCATAATGCGCGTTGCTTGACTCGCAATAAAACTTAACAACAGACTGTGATCCGCTGTTCTTTAAGTCAATAACACCCGTTGAAATGCCGACATTTGCAACATCAATACTGCCAACAAAATCAACGTTCGTGCCGCCTGTCGGTATAGAAATTACCGCAGTGTCCGCATCGTTTTTAATGGTTATGTCATTCGTGCTGCCTTGACCCGTCAGAATTAAACCTTCGGCACTGGTATAGCCCATAGCGGCATTGTCACCCGCAGCCGTGTCACTGGTTGCCTCTACCGTGCCACCCGTAATAACACCTGTCGTAGTTAACGAGTTAGCCCCATCATTAACAAATATATCCGCCGCAGACGCAGTAATGAACACCTCACCGCTACCGCTAAGATTAATAGCGTTATCCGAATTGGAACTTTCCGTAACATTTCGCGTAAGCGTTGTTCCGCTGGAGGTGAAAACGCCGCTTCCTATCTCGAAGTTAGTGCCGTCTTCTATCGCGTACCTGACCGTCTGACCATTAGTTATGCCAGCTTGTGCAAAGGTCTGATACCCTGACAGGGCACTGCCCAAGGTAATCGTTCCAGTACCCGTAGTGCTGGTGGACATTTTTGCACGATTTCCTAGAACTATTGCCATGTTAAGCTATCCTGATAATTGCATTACTCGCATCAGCCGCAGGAAAAACAATGGTGAAGTCACCAGACGTTGCACCCTTGTCCGCGCCAAAATCTAACACACAAACAGACGGATCACCTGACGCGGCCTCATTATAAATTAAAGCACCGCGAACACTGGAAACAGTTACGTTAGAAAACACTTCGTCCGCCATATCTGTAAGCGCAGTTGTGCCGCTAGTCGTTGGTGTGACTGTAGTAACAAACTGACCTTTTGCTGGGTAATTTGTACTGTCACTTTGGGCGATTTCGTTTGTTGCCGTGTATGCCGTAGTCGCAGCATTTAAAGTCGCGCTGTTAGTATAGAGCGCCAGTTTAAAAACATCGCTTGCCGCAGTAAAGTTATGTGTAGCCGTCATCAGTTCTTTTTTGAACGAAGTACACAGGAAATTTCCGTTAAAAGCCATTACATTTTCCTTATATATTCGGCCAACGTAGGATGACCCGCTTCTTTGATTGCATTATATACCGTAGTACGGTCACTTTGGATAGCCTGTTTCATATAGATAACAAGCAGCTTCTCTATGCTATCACGGTAGGCAATAGCCTGATCCCGTAACGCAGGGTGAGCGTCTTCGGAAAAGGCAACGATCTTACCTACGCATCGGTGCGCCACTTCTTCCGCCGTAAACCCGCGATTATCCGTTGTTTCAACCTCAACCTTAAACTCGCCAAAAGCCATGTTGTTCATTGTTTCGCCCTAACTATCTGCCCTGTGCGGTACTCATCTGTGACTTCACGCGACTCACCAAGCATCTTGAGGCCCATAATAGCTTCTCCAAACCGTTTTTCGTACAGAACCTGAAGGTCTTGTTCGCCTTTCATAAACACGTAGGCTTCCATTAAGCTGCCATATAGCAAAGCCACTTCTGCGTTTTCACTAAGCCATGATTCGGTTGTGTCGGCTCCGATAGAAGACAGCGTTCCCGTTGCTCCGCTAGAGCTACCCGTTAAGGTTTCTCCTACCGTAAAATCTCCCGCAGGTATCTTTACTGTCAACGTTGTAGAGGATGGCACCGCATTAACCGTTGTAGACTGTGCGCTGGATGATCCAGTGATAGTGTCTGAAGTAGTAAATGTGCCACTTACGCTGGTCATTGTTAACGTAAACGGACTAACGGTCAGGCTTACTGGTCTGTATAAATAGTGTAATTCAACGGCGTAACCGCTATCCGGTGTAGGCGATATTATAAAGTTATCAACATCAAACTGCCCATAATAACGTGGTGAACCCGTAGTGGCAGGATTGGGGTTAAAAGATTGCAAAAAGTCCGCGTCCTTAAAATCTAAGAAAACTTGATTGCTGCTAGAGTCCGTATAAGCCAAGGAAAGCGGTGCTAAAAAATCTGACGGACACGTTAAGAATTTATTAGAGGAGGTCATTGTTCCGCTGGCATTGCGTTGAAACAAACTTAACTGCACGTTTTTTAAAATACGCTCTTCTGTATTACGAATAAACACGGGAAGATTATTAACAAACGTAGTTTCGTCGTTTTCAGTGTAATCTTTTATAGTCTGCTTCAGAGTTGTATATGTGTAGCTCATGTTGTCACCGTGACCTCTCCTACAGACCCTTCAGCCTTTAGTCTATTGCCCGTTAAACCCAAAGCATCACCGCGATAACCTACAGGGTTAAAGCCATACTCAATAGCATCTATCTCTGCAAGGTTTTGCTCCGGCCTAGCGTCTTTTAAGGCTTGTGGATCAGAAACTGTTCTAAACGGACCTAGTTGCGGTTGTTTTGGCTCAAACTCGTCCTTACCAACCAGCAGGCCATTCCACTCCCGTCGCATATCTTTATACCTGTATCGAAAACCGGAACGGTCTGATATCGCAAGAGCATTTTTACCGCTGGCAAACCTACCCATCAGCCTGTCCTAAAATACTGGTATTGAGGAACTACGTTAAACGAAGCTCTGTCCCTGTCTTCTGTCATAGCCCGCTCAAATTCTTCTTCATACACCGCCTTTAACAACTGAACGCGTTGCGGGGCCCGCTTTATAGAAATGTAATACGCTAATCCCGCAGCTAAACACGGGTAAAACCGAAACGGCATGTCCACGGTGTTGATGTAAGTGTCGGCATCATCCATCCGAGTAAGGGCGTTGTAATATACAACATCCGTAGCGTTTTCCGGCGTGGGCCACAGTTTTAAGCTAGGAGTAACCTGCCTGTCTAAGAAAAATTGATTAGGTCGCCCCTGAGAGGATTTTTCTGGTATGGTTTGATACTCTTCTCTACTCAGTCTAAGTAAAGAGTAATCAACATCATCCCTGCGGATTACCGCAGATAAAATATCAATAACGTCCGGCAATAAAGCGTACTCTCCCGTCCCCTGAGTCAGGGTCGCGGTTCTTTGAGAAATAGTCCACTGGTTTAAACCGCGGTTAGCCCACTCGGCTAACATTAAATTTAAAGACCGCTTGGCTGTTTTAAGATCGTAACCCGTTCGAACTTCCAAACCACAGCGTTCAAAAGCTTCTTCAATGTACTCGGCTACATCTAACTCAAAATCTACGCTGCTAGAAACTGTCATGTCATTCCTCGTTGTATAGATTATCGAATATTCGATTAACGTCTAAGGTGTAGTCTAAATCAGATTTAGAATAATGTACATGCTGAGAGGGCTTGAAGTCTGGAGCGCCCTCCCCTGTCTCAAACCACGCAGGATGCGTTACTCTAACGCGATTGTTGGGCAAAGCTACAATATTGCCCGTCCATTCGCCCGCGTTCAAAAGTTGCAACATGTGAGCCTGCTTGTGCTGTGCGGGATCATCTGCAACATCCGTATCAGTGTAATCTACAGTAAACATGTACTTTGCTGGAAAGAAAGTGCCGTCAATCTTTGCTAACCACGGACACGGGGAAGCCCTTTCCAACACATACGCCGCGTGAGTATGTGAGGGACAGTCCCAAGGTTGTGCTTCATGTACTGCCATTGGTTTAGGCCAATCCTCTAACGGTTCGTCTGCAACTAAAGCCGTTATGGGCATTCGGGCCCACATAGCTCCGCCATGCACGTTCTCTCCCCCCTCTTCGTCCACCTCGCATCCCGTAAAAATAAGCTGAAAGCTTAAACAACGGTTA